TTCTCTAATTCTATCTTTTAATGCAGATTTTTCTTGTAACAATTCCATAAATTTATTGAGGTCAATCTCAACCTCATTTCTATCCATGTCCCCACCAAATCTTCCTGAAGGTTCGTTACTCATTATTTGTTTCCTCGTCGTTATCGTAATCCCTATAAAATTTAACAATACCTAATATTTCTTTAATATACCTAGTAATGTCAGCTATATCCATACTTAAATGTTCATATTCTTTACTAGATAAAGTGTAGTACGCACGTCTAGGTGCTTCACCTTTTTCTAAATTAGTTAAATATTCTTCCATTCTTTCTGGAGTCATTATTTCCCATTCAACAGGATCCATTTGTACTTCCATAGGTAAAGGTGGATGATACATTGGAGGTCTTTCTGCTATCGTGGTTACGGAAACAGGTTTAGCTTTTGGTTGTATCATTGAACAACCAGAAGCAATTAATACAAAACTAATTATTATTGCTATCTTTTTCATCGAATTGATTTGGATCTGTTAATTTTTCTAAGTTTTCTAACACTCGTTTAGAAGCTCTGTTTATTTTTCCTTCCATAATTTCTGGTTTTGCTAAAGTTAATTCATCTAAGTCATGTGAAGCAAATGTTTTTCTTAGCCTATTTACATCACGCATTGCTTCTTGTTTTTCTTTTTCTAAAGCTAGTAACTGGTTTTGCGTCTGTTGTTGTTTGTTAAGGTAATTTTCTATAGCTTCGTTTTGTTCTTGTATTTTAGTTTCAAGAATTATTTGATTGCCTTTTAAAGTGCTTATATTATCTTGCAATCTGTCTATCCAATAAGCTGAACCAGCAACTGTAGCTAACAATAAACCACCCAGTATTAACCCTATTTTCATTTAATTTCCTCAGGATTAAATAAACCTTGCTCTATTAATTTTGTTCTGTTTATTTGATGTTCTTCTTCTACGTCTTCTTTCGATTGCCCGTGATATGCAACTGCGTAATTATTTTCAACTAATGCTTTATTTATATTTACTCCATCAACAATAACATCGCCCAATACTCTACCAAACTTGCCTCTTGAGTCTTTCAGTTTTGTTTGTATCACAACTTTTTCACCTTTTTCTATTGCATCTTTTAAGAAAGCCCCAGCCATTTTTCCTCTAGCCTTTTCATCGAGGTTACGAGTGCGTGACTCGGGAGTATCAATACCATATAAACGAACACGAGACTTATGAAGAATATCAAAACCAAGATCCAACACAACGTCGATAGTGTCTCCATCAACAACTTTTTTAACTTTACAACTGTATTCATACATATTAACACTTCCATCTTTTACGAGCTTGCCGTAATCTTGAATTAGGGTTTTTAGCGGCTTTAGGGAATTTTTTCATTTGACCTTTTGATCTAGCACAATAAGATTTACGTCTTTTTGCAGCTTTACTACCTTTTTTAACTTTACCTGTTACTGCTGTTTTAAGTTTAGATCCAGGATTTTTCTTTCTATAGGCTTTTACACCTTTTTTAGTCATGCCTGCACCTTTCTTGGTAGGACGATAGTTACCGCCTTTACCAGTCGTTCTGCGTATTGGTTTAGCTTTTTTTCTTGGCACCTTTTTTCTTTTTAGTTATTTTCTTTCCAGTTTTTTTAGCATAAGCTTTAGCAGCTTTTCTACCTTTCGGGCTGTATGAAAAATGTTTTTTACCTACTTTTGGCATAATTATTTCCTCTTAGCTGTTTTAGCTGAACGTTTAAAAGCAGCAGCAGTAGGGGCTCCTTTAGCTCCTTTTTTACGTGGCTTCCTGCCCTCTGCTTTCTTTTTATTGATGTTATAGTAAAGACCTTTTTTAGCTTTTCTACCGTCTTTAGTTTTATGATAACCTTTTTTCATATTAATCTCCGTTGTTTAAAACTCTGTCTCTTAATCTAATTGCTCTGTTTCCAACTTGTCCTGCCCATTTTGAATCCATCATCTCTACAGCAGCAGTTTCCCAATCAGATATTTGCATGGCTCCTATAAACTTTTTAAAATTACTAAGTCGTGGGTGCCCTAAATTAAAACACATATTAGCCATAACTCTTTGTCGATTATCGTCAAGATTTCTCCACCAAGGATCTTTCATGTCTAATTCATCACAAACAATATCTATATCTTTACTTAAACATTCTCTAATTCTTTCTTCTGAAACAGGAGTACCTACAGGTTGACCATGTTCTTCATCTGTTTCTAAAACTAAATGTCCTACTCCAAAAGTAGGATATCCTAAATGATCTAAATAGATTTCATATTTATAACCTTCATCTTTAATAAGTTCTTCTATTAATTTATCTTTATTCATAATATTTTTATTGTTGTTGCTCCATTTGTTGCGACAGATAATTCCCCTAAACCACTCACGCCTTCTACTCCTCGTTCTGTTCCAACATAAACATCTACCCATTGTTTACCGTTCCACAGCTGTAACTGGTTGGTAGAAAGGTTCCATATTACATCTCCTGTTTGGAATTTATTTTCGTTTCTTTGCGTTTCATTTACAGATAATGTTGAATCAACATCTACTTTATTTAAACTTAATTCTAATACTCTTACTAAACGATTGAATGTTTCGGGAGACAACTCTCCCATAGCTATAGGTAATCGCGTTTCTAAAATTTTTGCCATTATCTTCTACCATTTGGTCGCACATCCATACGCATAGCACCAACTCTAAAACCAACTCCAGACCTAGAGCCTAATGAACCGTCGTCATCAGATTCGATTCTAAGAACCGCTTGTCTTGCTCTTAGCCTAGTGTCTATTTTTGTAGTAGAACTGGTACAAGTGCTTGTTGAATTTGTAGTTAAACTTTCTCCAGGAAAATTTCTTTGTTTTAAAACAACGTTTACTGTTTGCCCTGTTCCCCCGCTACCTGTAAATTTAATGTCAGGGATTACACGACTAACGTATTGAAATTCTTCTCCTTCTCCAATATCAAAATCACTAGACTCTATAAACACGTTATCCATTGGAGAGCCATCAGCATCATTACCTGTTTCGTGATTGTATAAATAACCTACGTCGTTTGTAGTGTATGTTCCTAAAGGAGTATCATAAATTCCTTGATCTATCCAAGAACTTCTGTTTAATTCCCCTATACTCCATGCTCCTTCTTCGTAATTAAATACAACGTATTTACTAATTGTTGTTTCATCAGAAGCACAATAAAACCAACCTACTTCGTCGAACTCTTTGTTTAGAAAACCAAACACTTGGAAAGCTTGACCTTCTTCTAAATCATTAAAAACATAATCCTGTACAGAACATGGGATGTCTTGAACTTGACCTGTATAAGTATAAAAACCTTTTTTATCCATCCAAAAAACTCCTTTTGGAGTATTAATAGCTGCATTAGGACCAATAAGCCCTACTCCTTCGTTTACTAGATTAACTCCAAAAGTAAACGGCTGCCCTATAAACTGCATGTTGTACATAGAAGTATCTGTCCAAATTAAAGTTTCTTGTCTAGCTCTAATAGCTCCGATAATTTGAGAACCTGCGGATAGTCTAAAAGACCCTGCAGTATTAGTTGATAATGGTTCCCATTCAGCAGCATTTTCTTGATCACTCCATGCAATAAGCATTGGGTCTATAGTACCTGTTCTTGAACTTCCCGATATAGCATCAGCACCCAAACAAACAACGTGTCTATCTATATCACTAACTAATGTTTGTAACGCTACTGTAGGTGTTAAATTTGCTCCGCTTAATGCATTTAATGCAACTGCTCTATCTGTGCCTAGTGTTTTAGAACTTATATCCCAATAATAAATTCCGCCTGCTCTTACATTCATAATTAGGTCTTCACCAAAATTATCATGCGACCATAACCTTAATTGATTGTCTGCTGTTATTGCCGTTGAAGAACCCCAAGTACCCGCACCCCAAGTACCTGCACCCCAACCTGTGGACTCTACATAACTATCAAGACCGACGTTGATCTGATACGCACCGACTACAGAACTGCCCCCATTACCACTGTCACTAGCGTTTGCTGTAACTGTGGTTCCTGAAGTGTTTTTAGCAGTAATAGTGTAAGAATTACTATTTACTATTGTTGCTATTTGGTATTCTTGATTTAAAACAGCAGCAGTAACTAAACCACCTAAAGTAGCCGCACCACTAAAAGTAACAAAATCATTAGTAAATGCTCCATGACTTGAGTCTGTTACTGTTATTGTAGAACTACCGTTAGTAGCCGAAAAAGTAACATCACCAGCAGAAGTAGTAACCCTTAAAGGAGTAATATCGTAAAAACTATTTCCTTCTTTAATGTAATACTTCCAAGTAGATCCTAGTCCTAGATATTTAGTAAGTTCTAAATCTACCCAAGCGTGAAGTGCTCTAGCTGTGGATTTAAAAGTGTTTAGGGTGTTCTTAGCCCAACCACCTATTTTTTCAGGTATTCCTTTTCTAAATCTAACTAAATTAGAATTAAACCACCCACCTTCGTTAGAATAATCAGTACCTTCGCGATTGATTCCTGGTCGAAATACAAATTTTTGTAAAGACATTGTTTAAAGTAATTTTTCTACTCCTAAAGAAGCTGCTATTAAACCATAAAGACCCCATAAAATAAGTTCTAACCTTTTAAATTTTTCAGAGCCTTCGTCTAATCTTTTTTCAATATGTTCATAACGAATAGCACACTCTTTTTCATGTCCTTCTACTCGAATGAGAGCTTCTTTGGCAGTAGCCATT